TTTTTAATACTTGTTTCCCAGTCACGATCTAGATATTTCTTTTGGAAAAGATAAAATAAGAGTAAATGATAAAGCTAAATTAATTTCTGACCTTACTGATCGAGATACAATTCAACAAGTATTAAAAAACACACAGCACTCTAATACATATTTAAAAAATTACCCTGATGCAAGTGTAAAACTAAACCCTACTTCAAAAGGAACTTATCCAATAAAAGATTTGCAATTAGAGGTTCCAACTTTAAAAGAAGTATCTCAAAATCCTAATCTTACAAAATTTTTTAATGACGCTAGAACTGATGCAGCAAACAACGGACCAATTTGTAGAATAGTTGGATCAAGAAACACAGGCGGGCCTATGGTTAGTTGTGTTGATGCTGTTGAAGATGCACTACAAAAAAATCCTCAAAAATTAGCACAAGATATTAATAAACTTCCTTATGAAGAAGGACCAATCAATAAAGTTAAAAACGCTGCAACAAAATTTTTACAAAGTCCAATGTTAAGAGGTGCGGGTAAGTTTGGTGCGATTGCAGCAGGTGGTGCAGTAGCCGCGGGTTTTGTTAAACAATTTATGAACGACGATCCAACAACTTATTTGTCAGACGAAGGACAACAAAAAAATTTATTAATGGATATGGTAACAGGATCATTAGATGATACACCAGAAGAAAGTCCAGCAATCGGAGATGCTTATCTTCCAGCAGTAGGTGTAGCTAGTGCAGCAGGAACAGCAGCAGTTGCACCATCAACAATTGATGCAGTAAGAGGTGGCGCGTTAGGTGCGAAAAAATCAGGTATAACTAAAACTGCATTAAAAACTTTAGGTAGAGGATTATCTGCAACCGCTTCACCACTTGGATTACTTGCAACTGAGCCTTTGTATTTAGCAGAACAAGTACAACAAGGAGACTCGTTAGGAGAAATGGCAACAAACCCGTTTAACTATTTAGGTGCAGCATTTACAGGTCCTGCAACTGAGTTTGCAACAAAAGGTGGATTAAATCCTATGATTGCAAAAACAATGAGATTGGGTATTAGCCCTACAACTTTAAAAACTGTATCACGTAGATTTGGATTACCGGGTCTAGCATTATCTGCTGGTATTAGTGGATATGAAATGTATCAAAACAAAAAGGCAGGAAGAGGTTTATTCGATGACGGTTAAAAACAAAACTCTTGTTGCAAATATGCAACACGTTAAATTTAATGCAATCCCACCACTTAAGGGACCTGACCCACAGGGGTTGAATGTTCCTTTAAAACAAGCTACAACAATAAAGAACTCGGAGAATATAAATGGCAGATATAGACAAATCGCTACCAAACGTAGAGACTGAAATTAACATACCTGGACAAGAAGAAATTGTCGAAGCTCAACAAAATAATATTGATGAGCAAGTAGGTCCAGAAGATATTGAAGTAACTCAAGAAGAAGATGGTGGAGCAACAATTAATTTTGACCCTGAAGCAGTTAATGCAGGTGGTGGTGAATCACATTTTGATAACTTAGCAGAATTATTACCTGACGATGTTTTAGGTAAATTAGGATCTGATCTTGTAGCAAATTACGAGCAATATAAATCTTCTAGAAAAGATTGGGAAGATAGTTACACAAAAGGTTTAGACCTTTTAGGATTTAAATACGAAAACCCAACTCAACCGTTTCAAGGAGCAAGTGGTGCAACGCATCCTGTTCTTGCAGAAGCAGTTACACAATTTCAAGCGCAAGCTTACAAAGAATTATTACCGGCTAATGGTCCAGTCCATACAAGAATTGTTGGACTAGCAGACAGAGTCCGAGAAGATCAATCAAACAGAGTTAAAGAATTCATGAACTATCAGCTCATGGATGTGATGAAAGAGTATGAACCCGAGTTCGATCAAATGCTTTTTTATCTCCCTCTTGCCGGCTCTGCGTTCAAGAAGGTTTATTACGATGAACTACTTGGCAGAGCCGTGTCTAAATTTGTACCGGCGGATGATTTAGTAGTCCCTTATACTGCAACTTCTTTAGAAGATGCAGAGTCTATTATTCACGTTATTAAAATGTCAGAGAACGAAGTTAGAAAAAAACAAGTATCTGGTTTTTATCAAGATGTAGATATAACTCCTGGCTATGACCAAGAAACAGAAGTAGAGAAAAAAGAACGAGAATTAGAAGGTGTTAAAAAAACTAGAGATGAAGATACATTTACTATTTTAGAAATACACACTGATTTAGATTTAGAAGGTTTTGAAGATAAAGATTCAGATAATGAGCCAACAGGAATCAAACTTCCATACATTGTTACAATTGAAATGGGTAGCAGAGAAGTTTTAGCCATTAGAAGAAATTTTAAAGCTGAAGATCCACAAAAGAAAAGACAAGACTATTTTGTACATTTTAAATTTTTACCTGGAATGGGTTTCTATGGCTTTGGATTAATACACATGATCGGTGGTCTGTCTAGAACAGCAACTACTGCTTTACGTCAGTTATTAGACGCAGGAACTTTAAGTAATTTACCAGCAGGATTTAAACAAAGAGGAATAAGAGTAAGAGACGAAGCACAGTCAATTCAACCTGGAGAATTCAGAGATGTTGATGCACCTGGAGGAAGTATCAAGGATGCATTTATGCCATTACCATTTAAAGAACCTTCTGCAACATTATTGCAGTTAATGGGTACTGTGGTTTCGGCAGGGCAACGATTTGCCGCCATCGCTGACATGCAGGTCGGGGACGGCAACCAACAAGCAGCTGTTGGAACGACTATTGCTCTGTTAGAACGTGGTTCAAGAGTCATGTCAGCCATACATAAAAGATTATATGTAGCGATGAAAAATGAATTTCAATTATTGGCAGGAGTTTTTAAAACTTACATGCCTGAAGAGTACCCATACGATGTAGTCGGTGGACAAAGAAATATTAAAGTTTCAGATTTTGATGACAAAGTAGATATTATTCCTGTTGCAGACCCTAATATCTTTTCACAATCGCAAAGAATTAGTTTAGCACAAACAGAATTACAACTTGCACAGTCAAATCCGCAAATGCACAACTTGTATGAAGCGTTTCATTCTATGTATTCTGCAATTGGTGTAAAAAATATCGATAAAATTTTACCACCACCGCAACAACCACAGCCAATGGACCCTGCACAAGAAAATATTCTTGCAATGAGTGGAAAACCTTTTCAAGCTTTCAAAGGACAAGACCATCAAGCGCATATTACAACCCATTTAAACTTTATGGCGACTAATATTGCTAGAAATAGTCCACCGGTAATGGGTGCATTAGAAAAAAACATCTTTGAACACATATCACTAATGGCACAAGAGCAATTAGAAGTAGAATTTAGAGAAGAAATTGGACAATTGATGCAAATGCAGCAAATGGTACAACAAAATCCTGCTTTACAACAAGATCCGCAGTATCAACAACAAATTATGCAAATGTCTATGAGTTTAGAGTCTAGAAAAGCAAAATTAATTGCAGAAATGACTGGAGAATTCAAAGATGAAGAAAATAAAATTATGGGAGAGTATGGTGGTGATCCAATTGCTAAATTAAAAGCAAGAGAACTGGATTTACGAGCCATGGAAGACTCTGCAAAACGTGAACAAGAAGAAGAAAAGATTAATATGGAAAAATCTAAACAATTAATGGGTCAACAGCAGTTTGATGAGAAAATGCAGCAGAATGAAGAGCTTGCAGAGTTAAGATCTGACACATCTTTGGAAAAAACACAGATGGGCATTGACGCAAAGATGGTAAATGATATGATGAAACAAACCGACGTTAGGATCTTGAAAGGACCTAGAAGATAGTATAAGGAGAATATATGAAAAAAAATAAAAACCCAAAAGTAACTCCTGAGTTAGGTGCAGACAAAGATGGTATGCAGCAAGGTGGTATTGTTATTGAAACTACTAATCCTACTGAATCACAAACTGTTGAAGTTAAAGGCACTAAAGCTTTGAGAGCAGATAAGAAACCTGTAAAGGCTACTTGGTACTAACATGTGGTTCTCGGCAATTAAACTAGCCGTTTCTGCTGGAAGTAAAATTTACGCTAACAAACAGAAAACTAAAATGGCAATGTCAGACGCACAGTTAATGCATGCGTCTCGTATGGCCGAAGGAAAAGAAGCTTACCAAGGAAAATTATTAGAAGCACGTCAATCAGACTGGAAGGACGAGGCAGTTTTGATAATTTTAAGTTTGCCAATCGCAATTTTGGCCTGGGCAGTTGTAAGTGAAGACCCGACAGCAATGGACAAGGTAAAATTGTTTTTTGATATGTTCTCTGAGCTCCCAAAATGGTTCACTAACTTATGGATCCTTGTCGTAGCGTCAATTTATGGTATAAAAGGTACACAAATATTTAAAAACGGCGGTAAAAAATAATGAGCAAAAAATCTAGAAGACGAAATAAAAAAATTCTTGCTGTACTTGGTGCTCTTGGAGGAGCAGCTTTAATGGCAAAAAGAAAAAGAGACGCAAGTAATAGTGTAGTTGAAGCTAACGATAATGCTTTTGATATTCCTGCAGTAGTAACTACTCCTAAAAAGAAACCAGCTAAAGTTTATCAAGATGACATAATGAAAGGTGGTAAAGGTGTAAAATATCAAAAACCAGATATTAAATTTGGTCAAGTCATAAATAAAAAAGGTGATGTACAAACATTAAAACCGTTGGAAAATTCAGGTCTTAACTTTGGTATCTCAAAAAGAAAAGTAGACAAAACAGCAAATGCAGTAAATAAAGCAAATAGAGAAATGGCAAAAGGAATGTTACCCCCTCAATTAAAAAATCCCGGAAGAAAAAATATAACAACTGATCAACAGAATTTTAGAAATTTTTTTAAAACTGGTACATCAGAACCTTCTATGTCAGGATTAGCTGAAGGAGATTTTGCAGCTAAAAATGGTGGAAGAGCTAAACTTAGATCCGGTGGAAAAGTAAAAGGTTGTGGAATAGCAAAAAGAGGCTTAGGCCGAGCAATGAAAAAAGGGAGAAAATAATATGTCAAATAGAAACTATAATACACAAACAAATCCGAACAGACAAAAGTTAATGAATGGCGGAAGAGCTAA